GTGTCCGTTGTTTCCTTTTTACCTCTTACCGCTTTAGTTGGTTGTATTACTTGTGTTTCCTTAATACCTAACCGCTTTAACAATGCACTATTCATAATATTACTTACCTCTTATTTAGTGTTATTAGTTATTAGCTATTCCGTAATATGTGTAGTATCCTCTCGGTCTTGCACTTATTACCTCTCAATGTCAAATAGCATACTCTTACGAGCCATCTAATATACTAAGACTTATTTATTAAAACAAAATAAAACTTAATTAATATTGTATTGTTTGCTTATTGTTTAATCGAATATGCTCTATAATAGTATACGTAGATAGATAGACCCTCACCCTCTCACACCCTCTCTCTCACCATCATAACAATGCTCACCTACTCATTAAAGCGGTTGTGTAAGGTGATGCTTAGGCTCGGTATTATCTCGCCACATTGGGCGAGGTTGCCCTTTCCTCAAATTTCCTCACATTATCAACGATATTTATAAAGTTCATCAAAAAGTCAACCTAATTGCGACCCCACGAGGGAACATCAATGGGGGGGCTGACGATATAAAAAGAGGCACACTCATTCTAACACAATTTTTCCAATTCCCTATATTTTTCTGGAATTTTTTCTACAGAACAAGTATTGCAGAAGGGTTGTGAGTAATTTACTCACTATGTTTTTAAAGTAATATTATATAAGTAATATTATATAAGTAATATTATGTACAAGATTAATGGAACTTTTAGGCTATTTGGAATTATAAGATATATTTTGTAAATTAACTGCAATGGAATTCAAGAAAATTAAAGGAAAGAAACATTATCTGTACAAATCTATTGACGAATTTTATTCCCATAATGAAAACTGTGTTGCGAGAAATTACTGGCGTGATGGTTCTGAGGGGGAATGGGTTCTCACGGATGATGGATATGTCTGCCAATTGCTTAAAACGTTTAAAGTTGGGAAGAATGACTGTGTTCGGACTGTATGCGGAACATTTAGTATTTCCAATAAAAAACGTGAGATGCTTGGTAGTGAAGGTATTCCAGAGTACATTTACTCATTTTCGGGGAAATATGCAAAAACAGAAGATAGAGCGGATAATTCAAGACATTTCTTATTTGCCAAGTATGTGGCACGTGGAGATGATGTTCTTGAGGCTTTCAGGAAAGCATATCCTGATGCCAAGTCTGATGACTATATCAAGGCGGAATCTGCGAAACTTCTAAAAAAGGAGAATATACAAAGAATGGTTAAAGAAGAAATACGTGAGATACTAGATGAAGAGGGCGTAACACCTAAATACATTATTCAAGGGTATAAACAGGTCTGCGACATAAGCGAGAGGGATACTGACAAATTAAGGTCTCTTGACAGTTTAGCAAAGATTAGCGGATTATTTGATACACAGGAGAAAAAGACTGAAGAGCTCACTGTATGGGCTGGTTTTTCACCTGAGCAACTTGATGGAATTAAAGATGGAAAGGGGTTAATAGGCAATGAGGGAAGAAAAACGCAACTTGTCGGAACGGTCAAGCGAGAATCAGAAGAAACCGAGGACGACTAGGAAGAAAAAGATAAAAGACCCTTGTGATGTATGTGACAAGGAACTTTATCTTAACAGCGAATACACCCAGCGTATAGGTCTTTTAAACGATATGGATGACCTTGAAGGCTGGATGTGCCCACATTGTCGTTCTGAGTATGATGTTGATGGTAAGATAGTTAAACTAGGTGGCGAAGGCTACGTAACAGGAGAAGCATAGTGCCGAAATTTGGAAGAGCAAGTAAAAAAAGGCTTAAAACCTGCGATGAGGACTTAGTTTTCCTATTTGAAGAGGTAGTTAAGTATTTTGACTGTACAGTCCTAGAGGGTCATAGGGGGAAAAGACTACAGAATAAGTATTTCAAGGAAGGAAAGAGTAAATTGAAGTTTCCAGATGGAAATCACAACAAAAAACCTTCAACAGCCATAGATGTTGTACCATATCCAATAGATTGGAAGGATAGAGAGCGTATGACGTACTTTGCTGGGTATGTAAAGGGAATCGCCATGATGCTTGGAATCCCTATTCGTTGGGGTGGAGACTGGAATAGTAACAATGACCTTAAAGATAACAATTTTGATGACCTACCGCACTTTGAGCTAAGGAGTTTTTAAATGAATGATGATATGTTGAAATTATTAGAGCTATCACTTGCACAACCTTCTTCAACTGCTGTCGCTCAGGGCGATTTTGAAAAAAATCAACCCAAAAATCTCGCCAACAATGTCGGCTCGACAGAAAACCAAGGCTATGTAGAGGCTGGCATGCCTGCATGGTTTGTAGATGCACTTATGGGGGGTGGAAAGAAAGGAATGTCAATCATTGGCAAATTATTATCTAAAAGGAAATTCCCAGTTGGTTATGGCTACCCAGTTGAAACAGCCCATTCTGCGATTGATAAACTTATAGATGCAAGTAAATTAACTAAAAAACCACCAAAAGCTCAAATATCCTCATTTATTCAAGATGAGTTTGCAAGATTAAGGACTCCACCAAATCCTAATCTATCTAAGATGATTTTAAGGAATGACCCTTCCAAGTTAAGGAAATAATTGGCTAACCTAAATTTACATGGAAATATCTCTGATAATGAAAAGATACTCCAATCAGCATATAAAGACCTTATTACTTTTGGGAAACTGTTTTCCCCGCAAGACTTTTTAGCTTCATCAACTCCAGCATTTCATCATGAGGTGGGTCGTCTCCTCCTTGATAAGCGAATACAGCAGTTGGCTTTGGTTCTTCCCCGTGACCATGCTAAGAGTACCTTAGCAGCCACAGCAGTCCTACATAGGATATTATTTGCGACTAAAGACACGCCTGAATTTATTTGCTGGATTGGTGAGGCACAAGACCAAGCATGCGATAACTTAGCCTGGGTTATGAACCATATATATGAGAATCCAGCTATCCATTATTACTTTGGGGACTTAGAGGGGAACAAATGGACTAAATCAGAGTTCACTACATCTAATGGCTGTCGTATGATAGCTAAAGGAACATCTCAGCGGTTAAGGGGTAAGAAGCAACTTTCTACTAGGTATACAGGGATGATTCTTGATGACTTTGAATCGGAGCTTAATACGAAAACTCCAGACTCTCGTCAACAAATAAAGGATTGGGTAACTGCTGCTGTGTTTCCAGCCATTGATTTTGATAAAGGTGGTTTCTTGTGGTGTAATGGAACTATTGTTCATTATGACAGTTTCTTAAATGGTGTCGTCCAAAGTGGAAGAGAAGCTGAAAATAACATGGAAGAGTTTAGTTGGGATGTATTAACATATAAAGCTATACTTAATAACGGACAACCTTTATGGCCTTCACGTTGGCCAATAGACAAACTTGAAGCACGTAAGCAATTCTTTATAGATAGTGGTACTCCTGCTAAGTTTTATCAGGAGTACATGAATCAGGCAAAGTCACCAGAAGACCAAATATTTACAGAGGAGGATATAAACGATGGACTTTATAGGGGTAGGACGAAATTTGATGATAGTACCGATTCGTGGTATATCTCGTTTGATGATGGCAGTAAAGAATACGTCAATATTTACATCGGTGTTGACCCCGCTTCGACACTTGGTCTACGGAACGATTTTAGTGTCATTATGGTTATTGGCGTTTCTGCCGAACATGATTATTACATTATTGAGTATTGGAGAGAAAAAGTTCTCCCAATGGATTGCGCAGATAAAATCTTCGACATTGTGGAAAAGTATAGACCCATACGAAGAATAAACATAGAAACGATAGCGTATCAGGAAATGCTTAGGGATTATGTTCAGAAGCGTAGTAAGAAGGAAGGCAAGTTTATGCCAGGGATTGAGCAGGGAATTAAGGGATATGGCAACGTTAAAAAGAAAGACAGGCTCTGGGAGGGTTTGCAGCCAATGTTTAAAGCAGGGGCTGTTCATATCAAAAAGAGCATGCATGAACTTATCGGTGAACTCCTTGACTTTCCCAAAGGGTCACACGATGACTGTATTGATGCGTTTTGGCTTGCTTGCCAGTATGCTAAAGGGAATCCTAAAGCGGGTAAGGAAAAGAGGGTGAAGAACAAAACTACAGGAGAGTGGGAAGCAAAGAGAAAGAAGATTTATAATTGGATAACAGGAGCAAGGGTGTAACTTGCATAATAACTAAAATATCAGTAAATTATATAGAATGATTCCAGAAGATAATA